ATGAATCAGCCTATTCCGTATCATCCAGTCGCAATTTCTTCTAATGCAATCACTCTGTTTGATGGGATCCAAATTATCACTCGGTTTACTGGTGATCCGGAACGAATCCACACAAACTTTGATTTTATGCACTGCACAAACTATTATACGAATCAAACGGGCGTGGTGTATAACCAACCTGCTCTGGAAGCTACATTGACAAAAGAGCTGCGTTATGTTGGATCAAAGTTCCCTATCTGTTCATTGTTTCGCATTCGCAAGTTCGTTGCTCGTGGCTGGACAATCACAGCAGGTGAAGTATTTAAGATCGCGTTCGATGTGTCTAAGCTTGATCTAACTGATCGTACGGTGCTTGAACAGCAATTAATTGGTGTTGATCAAGCGTACTTTGGTGAGGTGATCAGCATCTTAAACAAGCAATCTGAAAAAGCACTTGATCGAACGTATTTGTTCGAGCTAGTTTCTCGTGTGTTTGATAAGATGCCAAGAGAGTAATATGAACTTAATTCGCTCAGTAGAGGTTGTTGTTATTTGCTTGGCTATTGCTTCTGCCATCTATATTGTATGGATATGTACACCATGAAACTGTGCATTGCATCTGATTTGCATTTGGAGATTGGTGGGTTCCCATCATCTATGGGCGATCTATTTTCTGAGCCTGCAGATGTGCTGATCCTTGCTGGCGACATCACTTGCGCAAAGTATCTGGACAAAAAGCGGACTGATAAAGAGTCTCGTTCAGGCCGAAAGAACTTTGACGCCTTGATTAAGACGTTCAGTAATTTTCGCCATGTTCTGTATGTGGCAGGAAACCATGAACATTATGGGTCAATTTTCTCGTCCACTGTGCCAGCTTTAAAGTTGTATTTGGAGGGAACCAATGCTATAGTTCTAGATAACGACTTGATCACAATCGATAACAAAACGTTCATCGGATCAACTCTTTGGACAGACTATCGCAATGGCAATCCGCTTGAGATGCTTGCTGCTGAATCTGGAATGAATGACTATCGTCAAATTCAAGCAATGGATATCACAAAAGTTCCGTATACTGATCGAAAGTCAGCATCATTTGCAAGGCAACAAGGGCGTATAACTCCGTCGTTTATTTTAACAGAGCACCACAATTCATTGACGTTTATTCAGTTAACGCTTGCTGCTACCAGAAATAAACGAGCAGTGGTAATTACGCATCATGCGCCGTCTTATCGATCACAAGACTTTGCTAATCGTGGTTCTGCACTAGCAGCATCATTTTGCAGTGCACTTGATGATGTTGTTGCAACAGACAACATTGATCTTTGGATTCACGGCCACACACACGATGACGTTGATTACATGATCGACAAAACTCGTGTGCTAGCAAACCACCGTGGATATGCGGGATATGAAAAGGTGGCAAAAACATTCAAACCGCTATATGTGGAGATCTAACGGTGAATCATGAAAACGTTAAAATGATTTGTTTTACAGCTCTAATAATAGCTGTTCTTGCATCATGCACTGTAAGTGAAGTAACACGTCAACGTGTGCCAATTGGGCGATCAACTGTAGAACAAGATTGCGCCGCTCAATTTTGGATGAATGATTATTGTCGTGCCCTTGCTGAGAAGGCAAAGAAATGACTGACATCTGGTTCACTTCTGACACACACTTTGGCCATGCGGATATCCTGACTTTCCCAGGATATGATGGGCAATTGATCCGTCCCGGCTTTATGGACATTAATCATATGGATGAACAGCTAATCTGTAACTGGAATGCTGTTGTCAAACCTACCGATAAGGTATATCATGCAGGGGACTTCGGATATTCAATCAGCAAGTATCGTCCGAGGCTGAACGGTACAATCAATCTGATTGTTGGCAACCACGACAAGCTCCGCCAAAAAGACTTTGCTCATTTCAAGAGCATCTATTCTTGGCGGTACTTTTCAGCAAAAGAAGTTGCAAAACCGTTTGTTTTGTCTCACTATCCTCTGCATCTGATGGCATTTGATTATAAGGGTGGAGCATCATGCAAACATAATGTGCACGGACATATTCACGAGAAAGTTGTACTGAAAGGTAATATGCCAGATCCTCAGTACATTAATATTTGTGTTGAACGAACTAACTACACACCTGTTCATATTGACACTTTACAGAACAAGATGAAATCGTAATCAGGAGAACTGACGCCTAATGTCAAACACAAACACTAATTCAATCTTCCAGCAGTTTATCTCCGCGTATGACACGCGTAAGTCTACTAGCTATACGATGAAGCAGTATCTTGAACTATGCAAGACAGATCCGTCTGCATATTCGACTGCTGCAGAACGAATGCTTAAGGCTATCGGTGATCCGAAGATTGTTGATACGTCTAAGGATGCTCGCCTTGGCCGAATCTATGCTAATCGTACGATTCAGGTCTATCCTGCATTTGCGGATTTCTATGGCCTTGAAGAGGCTGTTGAACGTATCGTTGGCTACTTCCGCCATGCTGCACAGGGACTTGAAGAGCGCAAGCAGATTCTATATCTTCTTGGCCCTGTTGGTGGTGGTAAGAGCTCGCTTGCTGAACGTCTAAAGGACCTGATGGAAAAGTGTCCGATCTATGTTCTGCAGGCTGGCGATCAAATGTCGCCTGTGTTCGAGTCGCCTCTTGGATTGTTTGATCCGGAAGTTAATGGCGCTGCAATGGAAGCAGAATATGGCATTCCTAAGGCACGTCTAACCGGATTCGTTTCTCCATGGGCAGTTAAGCGCCTGGATGAGTTTGGTGGTGACATCTCTAAGTTCACCGTTGTTAAGGTATATCCATCTAAGCTTCGCCAGATTTGTATTGCGAAGACTGAGCCTGGTGATGAGAACAATCAGGACATCTCTGCACTGGTCGGTAAGGTTGATATTCGTAAGCTTGAGATGTTTGGCCAGAATGATGCGGATGCATACTCTTACTCTGGTGGTCTGAACCGTACGACTCAGGGTCTTCTTGAGTTCGTTGAAATGTTCAAGGCACCGATCAAGATGTTGCATCCTCTGTTGACCGCAACTCAGGATCGCACATACGTTGGCACCGAAAACGTTGGTGCACTTCCTTATCAGGGAATCATTGTTGCTCACTCTAACGAATCTGAGTGGTCAACGTTCCGCGCTAACCGTAACAACGAAGCGTTCCTTGATCGTATCTGCGTTGTAAAGGTTCCGTACTGCTTGCGTGTAACCGAAGAGAAGAAGATCTATCAGAAGCTGATTTCTGCATCTGATCTTTCTAAGTCTCCTTGTGCACCTGGCACGCTTGAGATGCTTGCACAGTTCTCTGTTCTGTCACGTTTGAAGGACCATGAGAATTCTGGCCTGTATTCTAAGATGCGAGTGTATGATGGCGAGACTTTGAAGGAAACGGATCCTTCTGCTCGTACTATCATGGAGTATCGCGATGCTGCAGGCGTTACGGAAGGAATGGATGGAAGCTCTACGCGATTTGCGTATAAGATTCTGTCTGAGACGTTCAACTACGATCCTTCAGAAATTGCTGCAGATCCTGTTCATCTAATGCTTGTGCTTGAAAAGGCAATCAAGCGTGAACAGATGGCACCTGATCAGGAAGAGAAGTTGGTTGAGTTCATTAAGGAGGAATTGTCTAACCGATACGCAGAGTTTATCGGTAAGGAAATTCAGAAGGCATATCTTGAGTCGTATTCTGATTATGGTCAGAACTTGTTTGATCGATACATCGCATACGCTGATGCTTGGATTGAAGATCAGGACTTTAAGGATCCTGACACTGGCCAGCTGATGAATCGTTCGCTGCTTGATCAAGAATTGTCAAAGATCGAGAAGCCGGCTTCCATCTCTAACCCTAAGGATTTCCGAAACGAAGTTGTCAAGTATGCTCTGCGTCAGCGAGCTGACAATGGTGGTAAGAATCCTGCATGGAACAGCTACGAGAAGATCCGTGATGTTATTGAAAAGCGGATGTTCTCTCAGGTTGAAGATCTGCTTCCAGTAATCTCATTCGGTGCAAAGAAGGACGGTGAATCTGAAAAGAAGCACAATGATTTCGTTGAACGAATGGTAACTAAAGGCTATACTAAGCGTCAGGTCCGTAGACTTGTTGAGTGGTACATGCGTGTGAAGAAATCCGGCTAGGAGGTACACTTTTAATAAATACCCTCTGAGATAACATCAAAGAGGGTATTTATTTATGGAGAAATATGGGTTTGTTTATTTGTGGTACGATCGTAAGCATAACAGGTTTTACGTTGGATGTCGTTGGGGCAAAGAAGATGATGGGTATATTTGTTCTTCTGTTTGGATGAAACGATCATATAATAGACGACCAACAGATTTTAAGCGACGAATATTAGAACGCGTTTATACTTCGCGAAAAGATTTATTAGAACGAGAACATTACTGGTTGCAACAAATAAAACAAGAAGAGCTTGGCCAAAAATATTATAACATTAGAAACCATCATTTTTCTCATTGGTCAACTGATCCTATCAAAACAAAAGAAATTGCTGAAAAAGCTGCTAAAGGAAAACAAGGTATACCACCGCCCTGCGCAGGGTGGAATAAAGGAATAAAATATCCGCCACATCTTAAAGCACGAATGAAAAAAACACCCGAAGCTCGTCAACGAATGTCAGAGGCACACAAAGGAAAAATATCTCCTTTTAAAGGAAAATCTAGAAATTACAGCCAAGAAGTTCGAAAAAAGATGGGCCATATGAAAGGTAAACCTGTTGATCCTATATTAGTTGAAATTCGACGACAATCTATAAAACAACTAATTTGGATAACAAATGGCACGATATCCAAACGAATAAACTTAAATAAGCAAATACCATATGGTTTTGTGAAAGGAAGATTTAAAAAATGAACATTATTGATCGTCGTCTAAACCCAAAGTCTAAGAGCCTTGGCAACAGACAAAGATTTATTCGTAAGGCAAAAGCAGACGTTAAGGAAGCGGTCAAGCGCGCATTGAAAGATCGCACTCTTAAGGATGCTGGTGCTGGCGAGAATGTGACAATTAAACCTAAGGCAATCCGCGAACCTGTTTTTTCTGCAGATCGCAAAAATTCTGGTAGCCACGACTATGTTGTGCCAGGTAACAAGCATCACAAAAAGGGCGACAAAATTGGCA